ATTAGGTAGGTGAATAGGGCTAGCCCTAAGTAACGCTTTACATTCATTTTGTTGTCCTTCAGTCGGGATCAGGTCGGGTTATGTCTACCGATTCGGTAGGTCTATGTCAAGTACCCATAATAGTTTTGAAAGCGTGGTGAACTACATCAGGGTGGTCGGCTAGCAGTGGGGCGACTTCGACGTGTACCCATTGGGCGCCTTTTGAACCAATGGTGTTTTTGTCGTACACACGCCAGGCGTCACGGTCACAGCGGTACCCAGCGCCCCAGCCTTTAGGGTTGTTTTTGTAGGTGCCTGCATAATCGTGGATTTCTTCTATGCCCAGAATGTCACGGTGGGTAAATAGAAAGTCGATCAATTTTAATCGTTGTTCAGGGGTGCCTTTGAGGTCTACAGCTCGCCAGGTGGCGTGTACTGACTTCTTTGCTGGGGTGGTGCCAACCATGTTTCTGTCGTTAAAAATGCCTATGTTTGTTACGCCAAAAAGGTAGCAACAGTAGTCGACAAACACTTTGGTGCCTTCACGCTTAGCGGCGTGTACGGCGTCTTTGTTGCCGGTGTAGGGTCTAATTGCCATCGTCTTTTTCTCCTTTGTCCTTTAGGCCGTTACTTGCCAGGATTCCAGATAAGGCACCGGTTAAAAACAACATCATTGGTGATAGTAACCCCCAAGCTGATTCGTCATTAGGGCTGACTTCCAAAGGTTGAATCACAAACAGCAGGCCGTACAACAAAGCTGCAGTCGAACCTAGAAACGCTACGGCTAAAGCAATACCCACGATAAGAATTAGTCGAGCTTTAATTTCTGAGTTTGTGTACTTTTTCATTGGTTGCACCTTTGGGCTGTGGGTTGGGTTTCGCAGTTATCACGGGTTCTGTCGTTACAACTGGTAACAACAAACATTAGGGCCACAGCCAAAAGCGCAACAATGCCTAGCGTTTTCATTCTTCTATCGGTTCTTCTGTCCAACCTGACGCCAACAATTGGGCGTACTCTTCGTCGGTCATTTCTCTAACTTCATCGTCAATTTGTATATTTGGTTTTGTCATGTCCTAGTACCTGTATCCGTACACGTAGATTGTGCCGCCTGTGATTGTTCCTGAAGTAACACTAATGGTGAACCCTGTGTAAGAAGTTGCTACGCCGTGATAACCCACACTTGGGGTGGCGAATGTTATGCCTGTACCTGATGATTGGATAAATGTGTATTTGGCTAAAAACGGGTTTTGTAGTTCAACATTTGCCTGTAGGCCGTTGCCAATAAATGTTGATCCTGCTTGAAAATTCCCGACATTACTTGCACCACCAACTAAAGCGGCGCCGGCATAAGTGACACCAGAGTTGGCGTAGTAGTAACCAGTAGTCGAAGCGCCTAATTGCAAAGTCAAGAACGATTGGGCGCTTGAGGCACCACCGCTAATAATAATTTTGTAGTTGTCGTAATCGCTTGAAAAAGCACCAGTAACGGCAACGCTTGACACGGCTGTGCCAATCGTCTGTGTTTTAACCAGCCACATGCCAATTTTGTTCATTGAACTTGCGTAAAGAATTTCTGCGTCTAAAAACACTGGTGGGGTTGCCATTAGTTTTGCTTTCTCATGTGTTTACCAGCCTAAATAATCACGGCCCAGAACACCCATTGGGGTGCCAAGCACAAACATATCGTAATAAGCGAATGGGCTGGCGTAAACCGTAAAGGTTGTCCGTTCTGGGGTTAAGTCAATATTGACCCCTTCGAGGCGTATTAATTCTGTTGTTTGTACAGCGTCACCAGGCACCAAATAATTCATGTAATAAGTAAAAGAACCTTGAGTTTTGTACAGGTCAAGCCAAGTAGCCATTAAAGCATTGTTGTTTGTCAGGTCGTCAAAACTAAAAATGTATCTTTGAGTAGTTGGCTCGCCCTGATATAAAGCTCGCACTTTGGCAAGTGTCCCTGCAGGCACAGGACCCGTGTTTGTGCTTGTGACGTTTTCTGAATATTTGCCGTAAACGTTGGCGCTGTCATTGTTTGTGTATGTAGTCGTGCCTGCGCCGCCACCATAGTTAACTTCAACTTGGTTAATCATTGATTGACCGGCACGAATTCGGTCAAATGTTTGGTATCCCAAAACGCTGGCTGATGGTGTGCGCCCAAATTCTGCGTGCGTTGCCATAACTAAAGTTCGCCGTGGGTTCAATTGGAATGTTTGCCCAAACATGGCCACGCTGCCATTTTCGGTTAGTTGGCTTTGTTGAATAAAACTTACGCATGATTCGACAACGCTTGCAGCAGCACCAAAACTGTCGCCTGTTGCTACACCCACAGTCATGTCTGGGGGTAGTGGGCCACCTGCGGCAGCTGCTAAACGGGCTACCTGCTGGCAAGTAGTGGTTGACGGTATAACTGTGCTATTGCCCAAAACACGAGCTGCACGGGCCAGCCAGTCAATACAAGTAATGGTGGCGGTCGACAAACCCACGTTGCCTGGGTAATCCGTAAATTGGATTTCGTCTACCCAATACTTTTGGTTCCAAACTTTGGTTGCGCCTTCCATGTAGTACAGGTCAACACGGTCGTTTAAAGTAAAACCTGCAGCTTCATTTGCTTGGTTTTTGATTGTGATAGTTAAGGCAGAACCAGCGAAATAGTCTTTGTAGGACTGGCGCAAATACATGTAGTTTGCTGACAAAACGCTAGTAGTAAAAACGGTGCTGGTTGTATCGTTTTTAAACACCCAAGGTATTTTTGCCATTACATGCCCCTGGTGTTAATTGGGACTTGTCCGTTTAGGCGCACATACTTTTGTAATGCTCGCACTACTTCTTGAGGGTTGGCGCTAGTGACGTTTACGTTGATTGTGTTGCCACCCATGCCACCACCGGCACGGTTTAAAGGTATGACGGCTTCAGGGCCTCGTTCCCCGATAAGCGCCAGGGTGGGACCCGTCACGATTCCACCGTCACCCAAAACGGGTATGTCTGGCACCTCGAATGTTTTGCCGCCTAAACCTAGTGGCACCCAACTTGGGACTGTAAAACCTAAGGCGCCTACGGTGCTGTTCCATAGTTCGGCTATGCCGTTAAATACGGCTTTGAATGGTGCCAAAATTGTTTCGGCAATGGTTGAAAATGCGTCAACCATAAAACTGACTATTGACCTAATGATTTCAATAATTTTGTCTTTAAATTTGACTACCGCATAGATAGCCAAACCAAACGGTCCAGTAATAATTGCTAGCAACAACGGCCAATTGTTGACCATCCAGCCAAAACCTTCTTTAATTTTGTCCCACAAGAATTGCGCCATGATTTTTACGCCTTCTACAGCGTCGCCCAAAATATTGAATTTGGCTTGCAATAAAACTATGGCGGCAACAATGGCAATAATAATTCCTACGCCAGTAGCAACATAAAGAACAGTAAAAGACGTGGCAAGTACAGCGTTGGCGGCTGCCGTTAATGCGGTCAAAGCGTTATACACAGCAAGGCCGCCATTTATCAAAACGACAGCTGCCGCAATGCCTGCAATTGCTGTACCGATAGCCACAATTTTGCCCGTATTTTTTGACGCCCAATCTGACATGCCAGTGAAGGCTGGCAACAACTTTTCAAGGATTGGCACTACGGCTTCACCGATGGATTCTTTCATTTCGTCCATACGGATTTTAATATTTTCCATTTTGCCTGCGGTGGTATCTGCAGCTGTTGCGGCTTGACCTTGAAACGTTTCGCTTAGTTGGGCAAATATTTCGTCTACGCCGCCGCCCTGCTCGATAATGCCAGCCAAAGCAGGGTCTAATTTCTTTAGTGGTCCTAATTGGCCGTTAAATGCTTTTGACAATGCGTCAGCTACAGAACCTAAGTCTTTGCCAGTACCGGCAGAAATATCTAGAGCCAAAGTCAACAAATCTTGGGCTTTAGTGACATCACCCGTGCCTCGCACCAGGCTGTCAAGAGCTGGGCGCAATTGGTCATCAGCAACAGATATGGCTAATGAAGTTTTGGTAATCCAATCTTCAGTCGACTTAACAGCCTGATCGTTAGCGCCAGTCACGTTTTCCAATGTTTTGGCTAAAGCGCTGGCTGATTTTTCATCTTCCATAAAAGCGCCAACAGCGTCACTAGCAACACCTACCAGAACGCCAAGTGCAGCAGCTGCAGGGACGGCTGCTTTACCAATAGCAAACTGTGCTTTTTGCCCTGCTGTCTCTAGTTTCTGAAATTCCCGAACCGCACGGTCAAGCCCTTTTCCGTCAAAGTCTGTAATTATCGGAATGGAAATGGCGGCCATTACATCACCTTCAAATTCTTGTTGACCTCAACCATAACTTCGTCAGCAATTTTTTGGACTTCAACTATTACTTCGCTGATATTTGCCTCAAAGGCTGGCCATATAACACGGCTAGCAGAACGCCCAAATTTTTGGGTAAAAGCCATACCTAATGGGTTTGAGTTACTACGGCCTGCAATGTCAAAAATTGCGGCAGCAGGGTTTTTTTGCATAACCGATATGGCGGCGCTTTTGCCTTTTTTGTTGTTAACTCGAAGTGCTACGCCACGCTTTGCGCCTGCAGCTGTTAACGGAAACTTTGGCGTGCCACGTTGCGCCCAATTTCTTTGGGTGCCACTAGGGAAACTGTTGTCTGAATAACTGTT